CCCAGGGGGAAACCCCTGAAACTGCCCTCTGACGGCCACGCACGGACGCTGCTTGCATGGCGGGTGATTGCGCTGATCTCGTTTCATGTGCTGGGCCAAAGTAGTTTAGAGGCGCACCTACAACTTAACTATGCGGAGGGCGAATACTTTTTATGACCAGTGAAGAGCGCCGTGAGGCGCGATACCAACGCCGTCGAGTAAGGCGGCAAGAAAAGCGGGCGGCGCGTTGTGCTGCCCTGGGAACCATAGACCAGGTATTTAGCTATCGCAAGATGTTCTTCCTTGGACGGCGCTGCTGCAACGGTGTGCGTTGGAAGCAGAGCGTCCAAAACTTTGAGAACCACCTGTTTTCAGGTACTGCCCGCCGTAGGCGGGAGATCCTTTCTGGCACCTGGAAGCCGGGGAAATGTGTTCACTTCACGCTGTGTGAGCGCGGTAAGGTGCGCCCCATCGACGCACCCCACATTACAGACCGACAAGTTCATAAGACCCTCTGCAACGAGGTGCTGATTCCGCTGTATAACCCCAGCATGATCTACGACAATGGGGCCAGCCAGCGGAATAAAGGGTTACACTGGCACTTCCGGCGGCTGAAGGAGCATCTGCACTGGCATTATCGCCGGTATGGGCGCGCCGGAGCCATAGGCCTTGTGGATTTGAAAGCCTTCTTCCCTGGAGCGCCTCGCCAGGCTCTTTACCAGAGACACCAATTGCTGATCCCAAACCCGGATCTTCGCCGGGTGGCGGATACTGTGGTGGATTACGCACCCAGCACTGCACCAGGCCGGGGGATGCCGCTGGGTGTGGAGCCATCCCAGCAAGAGATGGTGGCGCTGCCCAGCGCCGTGGACAACTGGCTGAAGTGTCAGGTGGGTGTCCACTGCGCCGGGCACTACATGGATGACTATTACATCATCATGCCCGATGTGGAGCAGCTGAAAGCTGTGATCCGGGAGATGGTGCGGCGGTTTGAGACTATGGGGATCCGGGTGAACAAGCGTAAGTGCAAGATCATCCCCCTGACAAAGTCTTTCCGCTGGTGCAAGGCCCGGCTTACACTGACGGAGACTGGCAAGGTTAAGGTCAATGGCAGCCGGGACGGGATCAAACGAGCCAGACGAAAGCTGAAGCTGTTTCACCAGGAATTTATGGCTGGGAAGCGGCCCTTTTCAGAGGTGGAGCAGTACATGGAGTGCCAGAGCGCATATTACCGCAACTTCAACGACCACGGACGGCTGCTCCGCTTGCGGCGGCTTTATCATGCGATCTTTTTTGGAGGTGCAAAATGTATAAAATCATAAAGGATGGAACAACCATCGGCTTGACCGAGTTCCTCACCTATATTAAGCAGCATGATAATGGCTGCTTCGTTCTTTGCCCGGAGCCGGAGGCTTCGGGCATTGCCTTTGACGGAAAGGTTTATCACTTGCTGGGGCGAGAGGCTCTGGAAGGGGTATCCACCATTATGTTGGAGGAAGTTGATGCGGGTAGTGAGATCACCAAAGCTAAGGAAACGAATGGTATTGTGTTTGTGACGCTTGCTGAGGCAGGAAGTATCGATGATGCTACAGCGGCTGAACACGCTGATCTGTTTGCAGAGTGGGCCTACCCGGTGGCCTACAAGGTGGGACAGATCAGGAGGTATAATGGTGCGCTTTATAAGTGTGTTCAGGATCATACCTCACAGGCTGAATGGACACCAGACACAGCTTCCAGCTTGTGGGCAGGCACATCCGATCCCGCAGAGGAATGGCCAGCCTGGAGCCAGCCTGTGGGCGCACATGACGCTTATAGTTCGGGAGCGAAGGTAAGTCACAATGGGAAGCACTGGATCAGCAGCGTGGATAATAATGTGTGGGAACCCGGTGTGTATGGATGGACGGAGCAGGAGGAATAAGTGTGGTAGAATACAGCAGTTATATTGCAAGGAAACGCGCCCGCTTCAGTGCCTTCGGTATCCCGATAAATATCCCGTGGGGCACTCATTTGACGGCGCAGGAGGGCTTTATCTACCTGGGAGAGCAGCCGCTCTGCACTGTCACCAGCCAGATTGCTTTCGATTATTTCACCCAGGATGATGATGGAAAGGGCCAGGAGCGGGGAGTCTTGCTGGAGTCTATTATTGCCCGTCTGCGCCCTAAGAATGAGCGAGATGATTGTCAGCGCCGTTGGGACTGCGTGTGGGGCGATCCGCTGTGCCAAAAGTACAGAAGGCCGGAGCATGAGGATTTCTGGCTCTGGAACTATGAGTTTTTCAATGCGCCGGTGGAGGATTTGCGGCATATCGCCAATCTGATCGGCGCGAAGTGATATGAAAAAGGCTGCTCATGGAGCGGCCTTTTTATATTGCCTACGGAAAGGGGGTGGGGCCTATGCCCTGCTGAATATCCGCCCAAAGGAGGTTCCTGCCGCTCCTTTGGGCGGGCTTTTTTGTCCCTTTAAATCGCATTTGAGAACCTATTTTATTCGAGGAGGATTACACTATGTTTGACATCACCGTGATTATTGAGGCCGTCTTTGCACTGCTGGCGGCCATCATCACCGCCATTGTTATCCCCTATATCAAGAGCAAGACCACGGCCTCCCAGCAGGCTGAGATCAATGCCTGGGTGAAGATCGCCGTCACCGCTGCCGAGCAGATCTACACCGGCTCCGGCAGGGGCGAGGAGAAGAAAGCCTATGTGCTGAACTGGCTCCAGGAGCATGGCATTACCGTTGATGCTGAAAAGCTGGATGCGCTGATTGAGGCCGCCGTATATGATCTGACAAACAATGGCTTGATCGCCATCGAGCAGGGTGTCGTTGTGGGGGAGGATGATGGCCATGAGGCCGGTTGAGAGACTGCTGGCCACTGCCAGGGCTGAGATTGGCTACATCGAGAAGGATACCAACGCCCAGCTCGATGACAAGACGGCCAACGCTGGGGACGGGAACTGGAACAAGTACGCTCGTGACCTGGATGCCTTGGGCGTGGTCTACAACGGCAAGAAGAATGGCTATGCCTGGTGTGACATCTTCACCGACTGGTGCTTCATCCAGACCTTCGGCCTGGAGCTGGGCCTGAAGCTGCTCTGTCAGGCTAAGAAAGGTGTGGGAGCCGGGTGTTCAGGCTCCGCCAACTACTACAAGCAGAAGGGCCAGTTTCACACCAGCGGCCCACAGCCCGGCGACCAGATCTTCTTCACAAATGACGGCGGCAAGACCATGTATCATACCGGCATCGTAGAGAAGGTGGCTGGAGGCCGGGTTTACACCATTGAGGGCAATACCAGTTCCGCAGCGGGTGTCGTGGAGAACGGCGGCTGTGTCCGAGACAAGAGCTATGCCCTGACCTACAGCAAGATTGGCGGTTATGGCCGCCCCGACTTTTCCATCGTACCAGAGGAGGATGACGATATGGATCAGAACAAGTTCAATGAGATGTTCAAGGTCGCTATGACCGCGCACCAGAAGGAGCTGCAGGATAATGACTGCGGCGAGTGGAGCCGGGAGGCCAGGGAGTGGGCTATCCGTGTGGGCCTGTTCGCCGGTAACGGCACCACTGCAGATGGCCAGCCTAACTATATGTGGGCCAGCCCTCTGACCCGTGAGCAGGCCGCTCAGCTCTTCTACCGCTTCGCCCAGGATCATGGGCTGGCGTGATGAGCGGCGGGAAACGCCTCGCCGGGAGTAAAACGGCGAAAAAGCCAGACCTCTCCCAATTCTCCAAGTGGATGATTGCCGACATTCGCCCACTATTGTGGGTAGTAACAGTAGGTGGCCTTTTACTGGCCGCCTACTGTATCCGCGTCGGCTACACCGGCTCTTTGCCATGGATCTCCGCCATGGTGGGGCTTCCCTGGACAGCCCACGGCGTGGTATGCAGTTTCTATCTCAATATGGCGAAATCAGATCACACCGAAGGTGGAATCACATTTGAAAAAGCCAAAGCAAACGGCTTCCAGGAAACCGAACCCATAGGCAGCACAGACAGCCCTGCAATCTAAAGCCCTGCAGCCCCAAGCTGCAGGGCTGTTCCATAGCTCATCCGAGGATTGTGCCCCTTTAATACTTGAAAAGGATGAATGCTATGGAAAGTTTCATCGGCTGGATCGGCGGCAAGCGTATGCTCCGCAAGGCCATTTTAGAGCGGTTCCCCACCGATGAGGTAGGGCGCTATGTAGAGGTATTCGGCGGCGCGGCGTGGGTGCTTTTCGCCAAGGAGAAGAAAGCAAACCAGCTGGAGGTCTACAACGACATCAACAGCAACCTGGTGAACCTCTTCCGCTGTGTGAAGTACCATTGCGGGGAACTGCAGCGCGAGATGGAGTGGATGCTTACCTCACGGGAGCAGTTCTTTGATTGCCTCGCGCAGGGACAGGGACGCGGCCTGACGGACATTCAGCGAGCGGCCCGCTTCTTCTATACGGTCAAGATCAGCTTCGGCTGTGACAACCGCACCTACGCCACCAGCTCCAAGCAGGTCGACAACGCCGTGGAGTACCTGGAGAAGGTGCGGGAACGGCTCCGGGGAGTGAACATCGAGAACAAGGACTTCGCTGACCTTATCAAGGTCTACGACAGGCCAACGGCTCTGTTCTACCTCGACCCGCCCTATGTGAATACCGAGAAGTATTATGACAGCCCTTTCAGCGCCCAGGATCACCACCGTTTAAGAGAGGTTTTAAGCCAAGTAAAAGGCCGTTTTATCCTCTCCTACAATGACCATCCTTTGATTCGAGAGCTGTATGCAGATTACCGTATCGAGGGCATCACTCGAACCACGACTCTGGCTGGGAAGGGCAATAACCAGACCCAGTATGCGGAGTTGATTATCCGTAACTTCTAACAAAGTTCGTTAAATTATCACGCTTCGAGTTATTTCATCACAAACCGCCCTAAAACACCCCTTTTCTCTGGTAATATATCCCTAAAGGGGCATTTGTGATGATAAAGAATCACCTATCTCGAATCCTCGGAGAGCGCAGATGGACACGCGCAAAACTTGCCCGGCTGACCGGCATTCGCCCTTCTACCATCGGTGACCTATACAACGAGATGGCAGACCGGGTGTCTTTCGATCAGCTGGACAGGATTTGCGAGGTCTTGGACTGCAGTATTTCTGACCTGCTGGAATACATACCGAACCAGCAGCGCAGGACTGGTAAAGACCTGATCCTGGAGGAACACGGAAACCGCAAGAAAAAACAGCCTTAAATCTGAGTAAAGAAACGGCGCTTAAGAGGTTACTTAAAACCCTTTTAAGCGCCGTTTCTTTTTTGCAGATTGTATGAAAATTTTTCGCAGCTTGTTTGCAAAGCAACAATCAACTTTGTTGGCCGTCTGGATGAGGTGTTCAACCTGAACACTATCACCCGCGCTGAATAATCCAAGCTGTCAACGCCGTGCAGGGACCGGATCATCCGGTCCCTGCACGGCAATCAGAGGACGCACTCAGTCTGTTGAAAGAGGTGATACTGTGGGGAGATACATTGTAAAGCGCATCTTGGAGATCATTCCAGTGCTGTTTATTATCACATTTATCGTATTTTTCCTGGTTCGAGTCTCAGGTGACCCGGTCAATACCATGCTGCCACCCGAGGCAACGCCGGAAGACCGGCAAGAATTGCGTGAGGCATTAGGCCTGAACAAACCATATTTAGAGCAATATGGTATTTTTCTGAGCGATTTGGTCCATGGACGTTTTGGCATCAGCCTGCGTTATGGCCAGGAGGCAACTGAGGTCGTGATGGAAAAGCTGCCCGCTACCTTGCAGCTTGCAACGCTCTCTCTGCTGGTATCCACGGTTTTAGGCGTTGTCTTGGGCGTATTGTGCGCAAGGACAAAAGATACGGTTTTAGATGTTTTCGTCAACGGGCTGGCAGTGGTCGGACAAGCAATGCCAAGCTTTTGGATCGGCATTATGCTGATTTTACTGTTTGGGGTCATATTGCAATGGCTGCCAGTGTCGGGACCAGGAGATTGGAAAAACCTAGTGTTGCCGGTATCAACTCTCTCTATCGTTACCGCAGCCCAGATCATTCCGCTGGTCCGTTCCAGTATGCTGGAAATTATGCACGAGGATTATATCCGCACCGCCAGAAGCAAGGGCTTAAAGGAGCGGGTTATTGTATATAAGCACGCCTTCAAAAACGCACTGATTCCTGTGGTGACGATTCTGGCGCTTCAGGTCCCCAATCTGATCGGTGGATCCCTGATTACGGAGACTGTGTTTGCCTGGCCGGGACTGGGGCAGCTTCTGATCCAGTGTATCAACGGCAAGGATATGTGCGTTGTGCAGGCATGTGTGGTTTTCATCTCACTGATCACGATCGTAGCCAATTTGGTGGCCGATATTCTGTATGCACTGATCGACCCGCGTATCCGCTACTAA